CTACCTCTGCAAGTGCAGTTAGAGGTATGTCTTTCAACATTCTTTTTCTGGATGAGTTCGCCTTTGTTCCTAATCATATTGCTGACTCGTTCTTTGCCTCTGTATATCCTACTATTACTTCTGGCCAAAACACCAAAGTCATCATAGTTTCTACTCCTCATGGAATGAACCACTTCTATAGGATGTGGCATGATGCAGAGAAAGGAAAGAATGAATATGTTCCCACTGATGTTCACTGGTCTCAAGTTCCTGGTAGAGATGAAATATGGAGAGAACAAACAATTGCTAACACATCAGAGCAGCAATTTAAGATTGAGTTTGAATGTGAATTCTTAGGATCAGTTGATACTTTAATAGCACCTAGTAAATTAAAGAGTTTAGTGTATGATGCACCACTAACACAAAATGCAGGTTTAGATGTATTTGAACAAACAAAAGAAAATCATGATTATATCACTACAGTTGATGTTGCCAGAGGAGTTGGAAATGATTACTCTGCATTTGTAGTAGTTGACATCACAGAGTTTCCTCATAAGATAGTTGCAAAGTATAGAGATAATCAAATTAAACCAATGTTGTTTCCTAATGTTATCTGGGAAGTAGCAAAGAATTATAATAATGCATTTATATTATGTGAAGTAAATGATATAGGAGATCAGGTAGCAAGTATTCTACATTATGATCTTGAGTATGAAAATTTATTGATGGCATCGATGAGAGGAAGAGCTGGACAAATAGTAGGACAAGGATTCTCAGGAAAGAAGACTCAACTAGGAGTTAAGATGTCCAAGACTGTTAAAAAGGTTGGTGCTCTTAATCTGAAAACAATGATTGAGTCTGATAAGTTATTATTCAAAGACTATGATATACTTTCTGAGTTAACTACATTTATATCAAAGAGTAATTCATTTGAAGCAGAAGAAGGATGTAATGATGACTTAGCAATGTGTCTTGTAATCTATGCTTGGTTAGTTAATCAAGATTATTTTAAAGAACTTACAGATCAAGATGTAAGAAAGAGATTATATGAGGAACAGAAAAATCAAATAGAACAAGACATGTCACCCTTTGGTTTTATTGAAGATGGATTGGATGAAACTACTTTTGTTGATAAAGAAGGAGATAGATGGTATACTGATGAATATGGTGATAGATCTTACATGTGGGACTATAGGTAATGACATACGTTCTTTATAATGAAGACATGGAAACTCAAGGTTCTTTTGAATCAATTCAAGAACTGAGAAATTTTTTGTGTGATAGAAAATATGAAATAAATTGTGATAAAGATATAGGTTGTACATTTGATTACATTAGGGAAATTAATTGGTTCTTTGATATTATAGAATAATAGATAGTATAACTTAATTAGTTAATATGAAAGATTTTAAAGTGCCAGTTGCTATGGTTACATTCCTAGCAGCACAAGCAGGTGGTATGGTTTGGTTTTTATCAGGCATACAGAATAGAGTTCAAGCACTTGAAGGAGAAAGACTTAACAATGTAGAAGTCACAGCAAGTGAGAACAGAAGATATATCAGAGAAGTTATTATGCCTTCTTATAATATCAGTGATGCATGGTACAACCCACACTATAAAATGTGGTTAGAACAAGGTGGTTGGTCTGAAGTTAGAGAGTGTAAACACGACTAATGAAAGACAAGAATAGTAAAACACAAGTTATAAATCTCATAAGGATTGTAATCCTATTTCAGTTAGGAATTGTAGGAGCAACAATAATTGGGTGTTTTACTCTCAAACAATGTGATTCTGATACTAAACAAAATATCGCTAATATGATGACTGTTATAACTACTTCTACATTTGCATTATATGCTGCTGAGAAATAATGGACATAGATGAGCAGATAACCTATAATCATCTATTTCTCTCTGAAAGAGAATGCAGAACTTGTGGTGAAACTAAAAACTTGATAGATGGTTTTTACTTAACTAGGAAAGAAAGAGGGACTCTGCCATCAGCATATTCATATGAGTGTAAAGTATGCACTACAAGAAGAGTAATACAAAATAGAAAGAAACAAAGAGTGTTTACAGACTGGTTATATCCTGATTGGTGATTGTTCATGCATGGCTTCCCCTCTGAAAAAGTTAAAAACAATAAATATTTTCAGATAAACTGAGAATTTTTTAAGGGGAAAAAAACATGGCTACTCCTCAATTATCTCCTGGTGTATTAATCAGGGAAGTTGATCTTACAGTAGGAAGAGCTGAGAACGTATTAGATAACATTGGTGGAATTGCAGGTCCATTTGTAAAAGGTCCTGTAAATGAAGTCACTCAAATCAATACATCACAAGGTCTTATTGATACATTTGGAAAACCACAATCTGCAAATGCGCAGTATGAGTATTGGATGACTGCTTCATCATTCCTTACTTATGGGGGAGTTCTTAAGATAGTTAGAACAGATGATGACAATTTAAACAATGCAAATGCTGGTGTAGGTATTGCATCAACAAGTTCAGCAAAGATTAAAAACTTTGATGACTATGAAGCAAACTTCAAAACTGCAACTAACTTCACATATGCAGCAAAAACTCCTGGTTCTTGGGCAAATAATTTAAAAGTATGTTTTATTGATAATGCTGCTGACCAGACATTAGGAATCACAACTGATGATCCAAACAATGCTGGTATGGTCATTGGATTTGGTGTAACAACAGCAATATCTGCTGCAACAATACCAGGAGATGGAACAACATCAACCTTTACTGGATACCTGAAAGGAATTATTACAGGTGTTTCTACAGATGCAACTGGTAAAGCATCAACAATTGATGTTAAAGTTGTATCAAGAGTATCATCTGGTGGTACAGAAACTAAAATTGATTACTCTGAAGGTGATCCTATCAACTCATTTGAAGCTGGTGAGACATTATTCTTTGTAAACAATGCTGGTATTAATACTGGTGGTGGCGGGGCAACAGGAAGATCTGAACCAATTGCAACACAAACTGATTGGTATGATTCACAGACTCTTGGATTAACTAACTCAACTGTTTTCTGGAAAACTGTAGCACCTAAACCATTAACTAGTAACTTTGTTGCTCAGAGACAAGGTAAAAATGACTCAATGCATATTGTAGTCATAGATGACACAGGAAGCATAACAGGTATACAAGGTAATATTTTAGAGACACATTTAAATCTCTCTAAGGCAAAAGATGCCATAGCAGATGGTGAAACAGGTAAGAAAACTTATTATAAAGATTTCCTTGCTTTAAATTCATCTCAAATTTATGCTGGATATAACCCATCTCAAGCACATGATGCTTATTTCAATACTGTACCATTAGTAGATGGATTTACAGGAGGTGGAACTAGTCCAAACTATACTAAGTTCTCAGTAGCTGATGGCACTTGGGGACAAAATGCACAAGGAGTGCACTTTGCTAGTTTAGGAAATGTATCTTATACATTTACTGGTGGACAAGATTATAGTTCTGGAACAGGTAACTATACAGCAACACTAGGTGGACTATTAACATCATATAATCTATTTGAGAATAGAGATGATGTAGCAGTTGACTTTTTGATGATGGGTCCTGGTTGTTCTACAGAGCAAGAATCACAAGCAAAAGCAAACTTACTGATTTCTATTGCTGGTAAGAGAAAAGATTGTATGGCAACAATCAGTCCACACAGGGCAAATGTTGTTAATGTGACCAATGCAAGAACACAAACTAATAATATACTAAAATTCTATAGTCCATTATCATCCTCATCATACTGTGTATTTGACACTGGATACAAATACATGTTTGATAGATTCAATAATGAGTTCAGATTTGTTCCAACCAATGGTGACGTTGCTGGATTGATGGTAAGAACTGGAATCTTTGCATTCCCTTGGTTCTCACCTGCTGGACAACAGAGAGGAATCATCAATAATGCTATTAAATTAGCATACAGTCCAAGTAAAGAACAGAGAGATCTACTGTATTCTTCTAGAATTAATCCAATAATTAATCAGAAGGGAGCAGGTATACTTCTCTTTGGTGATAAAACTGGACTAGGATATGCTTCTGCATTTGATAGAATCAATGTTAGAAGATTATTCCTAACAATTGAACAATCACTAGAGGGAGCAGCAAATGCTCAACTCTTTGAACTCAATGATGTGAATACAAGATCTAATTTTGTGAACATTGTTGAACCATTCTTAAGAGATGTTCAAGCTAAGAGGGGTTTATTTGACTTCTTAGTTGTTTGTGATGAAACTAATAACACCCCTGATGTTATTGACAACAATGAGTTTAGAGCTGATATCTTCTTGAAACCAACCAAGTCTATCAACTTTGTTACTCTAACCTTCGTTGCTACTCGTACTGGAGTTAGCTTTGAAGAAGTTGTAGGAACTGTTTAACCATTAGATGAATAACATAAGGAGGACTTAAAACAATGGCTGAAACAAGAACACTTTCACAATTTAAATCAAAACTGATTGGTGGTGGTACCAGACCCAATCTGTTTGAGGTATCAATTCCTACTTTTCCTTCAGCAATTTCTGAAGCATGGAGTGCAGGAGATGATTCAGAAAATGGTATCTTTAAGTTTTTATGTAAAGCAACTGCACTACCTGCATCAAACTTAGGTAGTATAGAGATTCCTTTTAGAGGAAGAACACTTAAAGTTGCTGGAGACAGAACATTTGATGATTGGACAGTTACAATTATCAATGATGAAGACTTTAAACTCAGAACAGCATTTGAAAGATGGTCAAATGTTATGAGTAGATTGGATGATGCTACTGGTGTTACCAGCCCAACTTCTTACATGACTGATGGTTATGTACAACAGTTAGGTAGAGGTGGACAAATTGCTGCAGCATCAAATGATGGTGGTGAATCATCAGTTCTTAGATCTTATAAGTTCTTTGATGTATTCCCAATCACAGTTGGTGAAATAGCACTAAGTTATGACACAACTGATGCTCTAGAGGAATTTGATGTAACATTCAGATATCAGTACTTCACAATTGGTAACTCTGCTCAATCTAGTGGTGGCACTGGAGAGGTATTGATTACTTAATAAATAGTGCTATAATAGTATAATAAAATAAGAATATACCATGGCGAGACTATTTGGATTCTCCATTGAAGATACAGAAAAGACACCTGCTGGCGTAGTATCTCCAATCCCTCCCAACAGACAGGACGGATCAGAGTACTACGTCAGTTCTGGTTTCTATGGGTCATATGTAGATATTGAAGGTGTATATAAAACTGAAAATGATTTACTTAGAAGATATCGTCAGATGTCTTTGTATCCAGAATGTGATAGT